TTCTGTAAGGTGTTCAATATCGAAGGTGAAGGATGAAAATTGAAGTGCTGAAACGATGGGCGGGGATACACGAAAAAAGGTATAAGAAGGCATTGAAAAATTGGGATAATTTACACGCCATTCATAATTTAGCAAAAATGGAAACCATAATCAAAATAATCAAGCACATGGAGAAGGTGAAGGATGAAAAGTAAATACAATGCCCGCAAAACTACAATTAATGGGATAATTTTCGATAGTAAAAAAGAAGCCGAATATTATCTTTATCTTTGCCAGCAATTACGGGAAAAACGGATAAACGCATTTGAGCGGCAGGTTCGATTCGACCTGATCCCGTCACAGCCCGGGGAGCGACCTGTTTTCTACAAGGCTGACTTTGTTACCTATCGGGGCGACAAACGCCTGGACGTGATCGACTGCAAGGGGATGCGGCTGCCGGTGTACGTAATAAAAAGAAAATTATTATTATGGGTTCATGGGATTAAAATAAAAGAAATTTAAAAAGTTGACAAAGCGTAATTTTATGCTATAATTATAACATGAGCAAAATAAAAGATTTGACGGGGAAAAGGTTTGGTAGGTTGGTGGTGATAGGTGGATTTACTGGTGGAAAACTCGGGAAATGGTTATGTAAGTGCGACTGTGGAAACACAAGGGAAATTTATCGCGGATCGTTAGTTTCTGGCGATTCAAAATCTTGTGGATGCTTACGCAGGGAAAATAGCAAAGAAATGCTTTTTAAAAATAAATTATCCCTAACTCACGGAAAATCTTATTCTTCAACGTATCATGCTTGGCAGAGTATGAAAACTAGATGCTATTATTTAAAATTTAAGCAATTTAAGGATTATGGCGGGAGGGGTATTGGTGTTTGCGCTCGCTGGAGGAATTCTTTTGAAAACTTTTATTCCGATATGGGCGATTGTCCGAAAGGAAAAACCCTTGATAGGATTGACAATAATAAATCATATTCCCCCCAAAATTGCAGGTGGGCTACAAGGAAAGAACAGCAAAACAATACCAGACGAAAGATCCACGGCATTAAAATAAAAGAAGTATGATGGAAAAATTTATAGGGAGGGGGAGATGATCTGGCCCACCGACTATCTCAATCAGGTGATATGCGGCGATTGCCTGGAAGTTATGAAGGGCATCCCCGACAAGAGCGTGGACTTGGTGCTGACAGACCCGCCGTATGGGATAGGGGCGGGTAAGGGGGTTGGGGGATTTGGTTCTAGTAAATCTGATAACCACTATTTGGATAATTGGGATGATGAAAGACCGAGTGCCGTTTATTTTAAAGAGATTTTAAGGATAAGCAAAACGGCAATTATTTTTGGTGGAAACTTTTTTACAGACCTTTTGCCAGTCAACGGTTGCTGGATTGTTTGGGATAAAGTGGGGGATATATCTTTTGACAATCCATATGGTGATTCCGAATTGGCATGGACGAACTTACCGCAGAAATCAGTCAGGAAATATATTGTCATTCAGCAGGGATTTATATCTGTGGAGAGGGAAAGATTCCACCCTACACAAAAGCCGGTAAGATTATTTAAAAATATTTTGTGTGATTATTCAGTAAATACGGATATAATCCTCGACCCATTCTTCGGCTCTGGCACCACCGGCGTTGCGGCAAAGCTGTTGGGCCGTCAGTTTATCGGCATTGAGATTTCAGAGAAGTATTGCGAGATTGCAAGGAATAGAATCGACCAGACGTTGGTCAATAAGAAACTTACCTTTGGAGAATCGAAATGACCTACACCTTCCCCTGCTGCATCGGCCACAAGCCGCACGGCGAGGTTGTAACGTGCCAGCATTGCGGGAGGGATTTTTGCTACAAATGCGCCATGAAATTTTATGTCAATTTACTGGCCGGGGAACCGTGCCCGAAATGTAAGGAGGAGAAATAAAATGACAAAAGGTGAACGCAAAAAACTTATTGAAATTCACAATGCCCTTGATGAATCCATGGTAGACAGCGACCCCATAGACGATTTAACAATGGATGAAATCAGGGAGGATGACCCGGTACTTTGGGCGGCGATAAAATTGTCAGAATTAATAGGCAATGATCCGTGGTAATCAAGGAGAAAAAATGAAATTTAGAAAAAAGCCCGTAGTGATTGAGGCGATGGAATTTACAGATGAAACGAAAGATCAAGTTGCTAATTTTGTTCGTTGCCCCGCAGCGGCATGTTTTGACGAAAACGGTTTGCCAATTTTAAAAATTCAAACCTTGGAAGGAATCATGACTGCAAGTTTGGGCGATTGGATTATCAGGGGCGTGAACGGTGAATTTTATCCCTGCAAACCGGACATATTTGCTAAGACATACGAGCCGGTGGAGTGCGAAAATAAGGAGGGTGTGAAATGAAGCGCAAGTTCAGCCGCATCCTGATCGGCCTTGCCTTGTTTTTCATGGCTACTACCTTTGCCCTGCTGTTCGCTCTGTCATGGCAGCATGACCGTCATAACCTGAGAACCGAAACGATCCGGCAACTGGCAAAAGAGATCACCTGGCAGAAATACCGGGCAAACAAGGCGGCGCTGCAGGTGAGGGAACTGCCTGAATACAAATACCTGGTGCAAGTCATGGAGACACGGGACCGGGATTTATTCGACATTGCCAAAGCGGCGTGGAAGTGGGGAAAGGTTTACAAGATCAATCCGTACTTGATCCTGGCCGTGGCGCACAGGGAGAGCAACTTCAATCCAAGCGCTCAGTCATATGTGAACGGTCAGCCCTGCGCTTATGGAATCATGCAGATAAATCTCAAGGTCTGGCAGAAGTCACTGGACATTGACCCTGAGCAAATATGGGAGATTGATTACAACGTCAAAATCGGTGCAGTCATTCTCCGTCACTACCTGGACCGCAACCCGGGGGATGTGGGCGCGGCGTTATGGATGTATTGGGGAATGGGATCACAGCGGGGGTATGCTGAGAAGGTTTTAAATTCAAAGTACTTCGATATTGGATTGACAAGATGAATTTTAAAGCGCATAATAATTATATGCGGACGGGTAAATACTTTGAAAGAACTGACAGAAACTAACGACGGCCCCAGGGGTCTATCTTATTCCCATTCGGGAGCAAGGTATTTTCCCGCCGCAACTGGGGCCGTTTTTTATAGGTGCGATATGAAGGGTGGGGTAATTTACAAAGCAACGAATTTGATTAATGGAAAAATTTATATCGGGAAAACTACTAAACGATTTAACAAAAGAAAATTTTCTCATTTATTTGAAGCGAGAAATGGCAGTCGCCGTATCTTTCATAGAGCTATTAGAAAATATGGTCCTGGAAATTTCAAATGGGAAGTGATAGATCAATGTTTGTTTGAAGAACAATTATCCGATCTTGAAAAACATTATATTAAAACTTTCAATGCCAAAACTCCTAACGGATATAACCTTACGGATGGTGGTGAAGGGGTATCGGGATGTAAAGCAAATAGTGGGCGTGTCGTATCAATGGAGACAAGAAAAAAAATAAGTATTGCAAATACTGGCAAGCATCATTCTAAAGAAACAAAAAAAAAATTAAGTGTCATCCTTAAGGGTAGGAAACTTTCTATTGAGACAATAAAAAAAATGAGTGGGATAAACAATCATAATTATGGTAAGCCCTTACCTGATGGAGTAAAAAAGAAATTGAGTCTTGGTAAGTCTGGTAATAAACATTGGTGTTTTGGTAAAAAGATGTCGAAGGAAACAAGAAAGAAAATGAGCGATTCACATGCCGGTTCAAGAATGGTTGTAGTTGGAAATAAAAGAACTTGGAGGAAATCATGATTTATTCAGAGGACCGTCTTTTACAAGTACATCCCGACCTTGCCAATTTCATCTATGACCTGTGCGGCAGACTGACCCCGAGGCACAAAGATTGGCTGATTATTTGTGGATGGCGGGGACAGGCAGAACAGCACCGGGCATTTGTCAATGGGTTTTCTAAAGTTGACTGGCCGGATTCGAAGCACAATCACATGACGGAATTCAAAAAGGACGGAATGGACATAATGATCCCGCAGTCCTTGGCCGTTGACCTCAGTCCACATCCCTATGACCGGGGAAAAGACACAGGGCGATTGTACATAATCGCCGGGTATGGAATGGCCCTGGCCGAAGAGCAGGGGTTAAATATCAGATGCGGGGCAGATTGGAATGGGAACTTGTCTACCTCAGATCAAAAATTGCATGACCTGTTTCATTATGAATTGGTACTAAAATGACACAGAAAAGCCGTCAATGCTTTTCCGCAACTGTTTGCAACGGTGAGCCACGGTCCCGGCGATATTATGAAACGATTAGCGACCAGGTGCTGCAGAACTGCAGGCCCGATGACGACTTTCTGTTGCTGTACCCGTTCGGGGATGAAGTTGACAGCCGGTTGGCTTATGCGATTTGGCGTCTCAAGGTGGATCAGATTAAAGCAAAAGTTGACAGATTGCTTTTTGCAGTGCATAATTAGTGCAAATGGAAAAGCGGACAATTCTCCGAAGCTCAAAAGGGATTAAGCTTTATGCAATACGGGATTCCAAAGGCCGGTTCAAGGATATTGTGACTTATAAAAAGGCACATGCCAAGGATGTAGCGAAAGCTAAAAAGACAAATGAGCAAACTGCGACCAGGTAAATTGATTCAGGTTATCAACGGGCGTTGGTACACCTGTAAAAATGTCGAAATCCAAAGGTGTTGCAATTGTGGCCTTGATCACAAAGTACATCTCAAAATCAAGGACAATAAAATCATGGCAAAATGGCAGGTGGTGAAATGAAAGAACCGCTTAAATTTGGACGTGATACTGAAATAATTTTACGTTGTGCTAAATGTGGGCATAGCCTTGATGTGGCATGTATCGGAACCAATAGTGGTACAAAGGCTCTCACGTTACACGTTTCTTCATGTCCGAGCGAATATTGTGATGGAGTGATAGAGAGATTCAGATTAGCGATTGAAGAAAACAGATGTGGGATTCGCGATTTATTGACGAGGCTATAAAATGATCAAAAAACTACTACTCAAAGTCAAAAAATACCTCCCCTGGATTTTGGGTGTTGTCCTATTCATCAGTGTTGGGGCCGGGCTATTCTATAAGCAGAAATCGATCAAGGCAGCAATTACAAATATTATCTTAGCTGAAAAGCTCCGCATTTCAAAAAGCGAAACAGCATATATTCGAGTAAAATTCAAACTACTTGGCGATACTTCAACAGTCATTATAGATCAATGGAAGGATCGGGCAGAAGTTGCTGAATCCAAGGTTGACAACATCCAGGTAAAAAGCTCCGCTGATATTAAGGCAATCCGAAACCAAAAAGGCGAGTTGCAATCTAGGTATGACACTTTGGAATTTGAAGCCCTGAAAATGTCCGACAAAGTGTCCGCTCAAAGTAGCTTAATATTGGCGCTCAAGGGCGAAATTGGCGAACTTCATGTCCGGGATAATGTCCGCCTGGAGCATATCGGGGCATTGGAGGGAAAACTCGAGGAGTGTCAAAAGTTACTGGACATAAGTATCGCAAACACGGCAAGTATTTTGAAAAAGAGCTGGCTGTTGAAGCTGTTCGGAAATATCAAGATCGGCCCGGGCCTACTCATGGGTGTTGATGGTCACCCGCATTTTGGGATAGGTGCACTATGGGCAATCAATTGAAACCCGACTTCGTAGCCGCCACGCTGATGATAAATAACACCTCTCCAAAAATGCTGAAGCAAATAATCGCCTGGCTTAAAGCCCAGGCCGCATTTCTACAGTACAGTGAAAAACAGATAGACAAAAAGTACATCGCCCGGTATATGCCGGTGCGAGGGTATGATGAAAAAGCTTAATCCAAAGCAGACCCGCTTTGTCCAGGAATACTTAATTGATTTAAATGCTACCCAGGCGGCAATCAGGGCTGGGTATAGTAAAAGTAGGGCAGAGGTAACTGGTTGTGAATTAGTAAGGAATAGTAAGGTCGCAGCCATTATTTTAGAGGCTCAAAAGTCAGTTGCCGAAAAGCTTAATCTCACATTGGAGCGCTGGCTCAATGAATTGTCATTGGTCTTTTTTGCCGACATGCAGAATTATGTTGACATTGATCCCGATACCGGGGAAGCTAGGGCCAAGGGATATGATGAAATGGGTGTTGGCGCAAGCCGAGTTATAAGCACTATAGAGGAAAACAGGACAATCAAAGAGGATGCTGCTGGTAAGGATTCGCTTATATATTCCAAATTCAAGTTCAAGTTGCATGACAAGTTGAAGGCCGGGGAGATGATAGGTAAGCACCTGGGCTTTTTGAAAGATAAGGTTGATCTAAACATGACCATCAACCTTGCCGAGCTTTTCCAAAAAGATGACTGATGAGGAGAAGATGAAAAAAAGAACTGCCGATTATAGCGCCGGGATTAAGGATACTTTGAAGGTTATACAGAATTTCATTGTCCATGCCGGTCCGAGCTTTTCAATGGTATTGCAACGGACAGATGGCATGGATATGGAATATTCAGTTACATTAGATACAGTGAAACAAAGACCTAAACCTGCAAAGATAACAATACCAGTTCCGCCGGATTGTGAGTTGATGAATGCTGACGAGCTAAAAATTATTTACTTATGAGGCGAGATGATTGATGAGCGCAAGATACTGGAGAAGCGGGCAAAGTACAGGAATGATATTCCGCTGTTCGCCACTCAGATCATGCGTATCACCCCGGAGCCAGCCCAGCGGGAAGCTCTGCTCAATTATCAGGAGACTGGGCGCATAGCGGTCAAGGCTGGCCATGGGGTCGGCAAGACCGTGTTGATTGTCATTGCCCTATTTCATCAACTGTTTTGCTATACCAATTCCATTGTGCCTTGTACGGCCCCTACCCAGCATCAATTATTCGATATCCTCTGGACTGAGGCCGCTCGGTGGATGGCAAACAATGACTTGCTAAAAGGCTTTTTCAAGTGGACGGCGACAAGGATAAGCGTCCGTGGATATGAGTCGACCTGGTTCGCCCCGGCCATCCCCTCAAGCAATGCCGATTCACTGTCAGGCTTCCATGCCAAGCATCTGCTCTACCTCATAGACGAAGCGCCGGGGATCAAGGAAAGCAGCTGGCCGGTTATTGAGGGCGCCCTTACCACTGTCGGCAGCAAGGCTATCATGATTGGTAACCCTACCAAGATATCAGGCTATTTCTACGATGCCTTCAGTTCAAATGCGGCCGACTGGCGCGGATCAACCATCTCCTGTTTTGATAGCAAGTATGCCGATCCAAAGTACCCCGAAAGGATTGCCCGGTTGTTCGGCCCTAAATCCAACATCTACCGGGTGCGCGTCCTGGGCCAGTTTCCCAGGGGCGAGGATGACTCAGTGCTTGACATCGACCTGGTACGGGAGGCGATGGTCAGAGAGAACGCGCCAAGTGGAGTAATTGAGGGCGGTTGCGATGTGGCCAGGTATGGCAACGACAGGGCAGAGATTTACATTCGCAAGGGATATGAGGTTGTAGACCATAAGGAAATATTCATGTCCGATTTATCCACGCTGGAAGCGATCTGCATGAACCTGATCAGACAGTGGAAGCCTGAGTCGTTCAAAATAGACCAGACGGGCATGGGATCAGGAGTTGTCGATAATCTGGTCAAGTCAGTACAGCGGGAACACCTATCGACTATGATCATCGGCATCGATAATAACCAGACAGCGGTTGACAAGGAAAAGTACGAGAATGCCGGGACGGAGATGTACTTCAATTTGCAGGAAGTGTTGAAGCTGGGCAAGATCCCCGACGATGACGAACTGCTTGGCGAACTATCCCTGCGTAAGTACAAAATCCACAAGGTCAGTGGCCGGTTGATGATAAACAGCAAAGAGGACTTGCGGCTGGACATGAAGCGCTCCGGCTTGATTGTCCGCAGTCCTGACAAAGCGGATGCCCTGGCGCTTTGCTTCTATTCGGTTGCGGGCGGCAAGGCATACACTTCCGCCGGGTCAACCCATGATTCGATATTTGGCAAATCTAAGTTTTGAGAGGTAGTAATGTCTAAGCAAAATTGGTTCAAGCGATTATTCGCGGAGGCTGAAGTAAAGGCCGGGCCTACCTTCGGCACAATACAGGGTGCAACGGGTGAAGCGCTGGATTATTACATGGGCAATCAGGCGGCGGATAACCCGAATGACTTTTTCGATAACGAGAGCAAGACGCTTGTTGAAACGGCCCGGCTTATGGAGAACGCTGATCCGTACCTGTACGGCCTGACCATGACCCGCAAGATTGCCGTGACCGGGTTGACGCGGCATATCACTGGGGGAGATCCCAAGGTTGAGGAGTTTGTACAATTGGTATTCTCCAAGATCAAGAGCTTTTCCTGGATCCTCTATCAGATGCTTTCGGCTATCCCCTGCGGGTATTCAATAACTGAGATCGTTTGGGCCTACGATCCTATCACTGGCAAGATCATCATTGAGGACTTGAAGCCACGCTACCAGGACAAGTTCACCTATGATCCGGAATACAAGCTGAAGTTGATTACAAAGGATAATTTGAACGGGATATATCTACCTGAAAAAAAGTTCTTGGAATTTGCCTTTATGAGTGAGTACGGGAACAAGTATGGCCAAGCGGTCTATCAGAAAATATATTGGTACTGGTATTTCAAGAAGCATTCGACGAAGTTCTGGGCCATATTTACTGAGCGGTTCGCCAGCCCGGTGGTCAAAGTTAAGATGCCCAAGAATGCTAAGGCTGAGGACGTGGCGGCGATTGACGCATTCATGGCAAACATCAAATCAGCAACCGGCGTCAAGGTCCCGGAGGAATTTGTTGTTGATTTGCTGGAAGCCACGAGGACCGGCAGCGTGGACTCATACGAGAAGTTCATGGAGTTCCTGAACCGGGGTATGTCGATTGCCATGTTGGGTCAAACGCTGACATCCAGCGCAGAGCAATCAGGCAGCCTGGCCATGGCCAAGGTGCATAACTTGGTCAGGACCGACATTCTTAAATCTGACATAACTTTCATTGAAGCGGTTATCAATGACTACCTGATCCCCTGGCTGGTCGACTACAATTTCCCAGGAGTGACTGAATACCCAAAGTGGGAAGTTGTTCTGGACGACGAGATCAACCTGCTTGAGCTGGCCCAGGTCATTGAGAATCTGGTTGCCAGCGGCTACAACAAGATACCCATTGTCTGGTTGGCCAAGACGTTCAACATACCGCTGCCGGAGGGTGAGGAGGAGGTATTGACCAAGACGGCCCAGGTGACGTTCAGCGAGGCGCTGCAGAAGTTAGAAGCGAATGCCTATAATGAGGCGATGCGGAAATTATGATCCCAGGCGGCCACGATATAATCGACCAGATCATACGCAAGGCCGCCCTCTATGCCATACCGCTCTATCGGCTCCAGGTTGTCAAGTGGGTCAAGGAGCTGAAGCGCCTGGACCGGGAAAGTGAGCTAAAAAACCTCTCCAGGATAAGCCCTAAGCTCGAATCTCTGTACTATCAGTC